AAGTACCATAACGAGTCTAAGCGTCTCCTCATCCAATCGGCTACCCGCGAAGGCGACAGTATTTTGGATGTAGGATGTGGATTCGGTGGTGATCTCCAAAAGTGGAAACATGCCGGTGCAAATATAAGCATGTGTGAACCAAACCCAGACTCACTTAAGGAGGCTAAGTCGCGTGCAAAGAACATGAAAATACGCGTCAATTTTTACGAAGGTGATATATTTGCGTGTCCACAAAGGAAATACGACGTCGTATGTTATAACTTTGCGTTACACTATATATTCGAATCACCCAAGTTGTTCGAGACATCTTTATTAGCAATTAAAAATAGACTTAAACCCGGTGGTCAATTCATAGGGATCATACCGAATTCCGACAAGATTATCATGAACACACCTGTAAAAGACGAATTAGGAAACTATTTTCTAATGAAACATACAAGTTCGGGAAACTTTGGGGAAAAGTTATATGTCCATTTAGCCGATACACCGTATTATGCCGACGGACCAAAAGTCGAACCCATCGCACATAAAGATATGTTATTCACGCGAATGGAAAATTTGGGGTTTACTTTAACACTGTGGGAAGATCTTAAAGGGAACCCGGTTTCGGATTTGTATAGTAAATTTAGGTTTGTGTATAAGAAATAATTACTTTTTATTAGTTTTAATATATTGGGTCGTGGTTCGGGTTTCATTAAAAAATCAATAAATTTACGTATTATTTCTACTTTTTTTTCAATTTGATTTTTTATATAGGTTTATGATAAGATGATACTCGCTATACTTCTACTTATCATAAACGTGTATATATACATGGGTACGAAACAAAACGAAAAGGTAAAAGAAATACGGGAAAAATATAGAATTCTCAGGGGACATATACAAACAACTGGACACAGTGAGTTTAAAGTTTTACGAGACGAAGTACCAATAACAATGTATCACAGGACAAATGGACACATTGGGTATAACACGAATAAAGGTAATGAAATTGGTTTATGCTTAGACGGTGATACGAACGAAATATTTCACGTTTTAATACACGAACTCGCACACTCAACGGTCGACGAGTATTCACATAGTAAAGATTATTGGACAAATTTCAAAAAATTGAGAGATATGTGCGTCCAACTCGGAATCTATAAAGAAATACCAAACAAAACTAAATTTTGTGGTAAACACGTCCAGGATAAATAATCTAAGGTAAATGTAATAATGTCAGCGACAAAAATTGATTTAGCAAAAGCTATTTTATTATGGAATGGAATTTTATCTTTATCGAGTATACCACTACTCGCGAGTGAATATTGGTCTAATGTGATCTTTTTATTGCTTATTATACCTAATGTTTTGGGTATGATGCCAAGAGGTGGTAAAGTATGGGGACGTCTTTCCCTTGATATGCCTTTCCTTTTGATATCGACTATAATAAGTTTAGCTTTTACACTCTTAATTACAGAAACGAACGAAAATATAAAAGAAGATTTTGTTAGGTTCGGTAAAAATACACGGAGTACAGTGACTGTTATTGGACTTCGAGCATTGGGATTAACCATTGGGTTTATAATTTCTTATTTTTTGTTTGGTGGTGATAAAATGTATTCCCACTTTAATTCCAATTAAGCGTATCTTTTATACAAAAAGAATGCTATGGCGGCGACTGCACCAGTCGAAGCCAAACCAACGGCACTTCGGTTCCCTTGGTCGTTAAGAAATTGTGGTACGAAATTTGCGAGTTTTTCTTGAACTGGCTTACTAATCGCTATCGCAGTACAAACAGCGACCACGAGAGCTTGAAACTGGTCATCAGTTAAATTAAATGGGTTTTGACTAGAATTTTTTTGTCTAGACTCGGTTGGTTGTTGAAGACCCATCATTGGTGATTGCGCTTGCGCCTGTGTCATTCGTGGGTCAACTGCCATCATTGGTGGTTCGAGGGGTGATTCTGCTTGCATAACATCTTGAATTGGAGTAGAGTCCATAGTACTTTGTTTAAAATCAATATTTTTTTCCGATACAATATTCGGCGGTTCTATAATAGGTTGTTGTCCTTTTTCTATGAAATTCGTAGACATGTTATTATTTAATGCTACCATACCATCACTATTCTCAGAAAGATTTAAAGTACTCACGTCAGTTGTCATTTATATGTGCAAAGTTTTTTGGTTTTTTACGTTTACGCGTTAGCCTGATTATTTACCTATCTGATTATGTAAACTATCAATAAAAATATTAAAATTAGTAAAACTAATAATTTTATATAATTATAATTAGTATTAATACCGTATCTTTCTAAAGCTGCTTTAGAAAAATCTCTTCTATATTTATAATGTCCTGTATCACTGCTTATAGCGTTATTGGTCTTTAATTTCTTTACATCACCATTGGTTGGTTTCAAATAAATTGGGGTTTTGTTATAATTTTTAATGTAAATTAAATTTAATAATATATCTTCGCCGTTCCACACTGGTTTAGCTTTCAAGGCGAAGTCATTCATCTTATGTTTTTCGTTCATGAAATCTTTACATATCGATTTGTTTGTCATTAAAATTTGAGTTAATACAATTTGTTGATCGCCCATTAAAAACTTTTTATTTGAATACCCTTTGGTTTCGGAAACGTATCTGTTTTGTGAACCTATAACCACATTAGGATTCTTTTTATACTCTTTGTACATTTTGTTAACGTAATTTTCTGACGGTAACATATCGTCATCAATTATTAAAATACAATCGTTTTTTGCATCGCACGACCTAGAAAATCGTAAAGCGACACCTAAATTTCTGTTTATATTTTCATCTCGATAATGTTTAACAATTTTTAGTTCTGGTGTTTCAAAGTATGTTTTACTGTTACCGTGAGATACGATAACTTCTGAAACTAGTTTGTAATTAACAATTTTTGGTAATATATCGTTTATTATATTATCGGGACGTTTCCAATTTAATATGATAACACTTATCATTTAATGTAACAATTTAAAATAATTAACTGATTAGTTTGTATTTAGGGTATAAACACCCAAACGTTTTTATAATTCGTGGTAAATCGTTTAACTTATCGTAGTCACACATGTCTTCATCTACGTATATGGTTTTTGTACTATGACAAATATCAACCAATATACGGTATCCTTCATCACTTTCACCACCACCTGGTGTAATTTCATTATATACTGGATAAACTAATGGTGTAATAATTTTTTTATGTAATAATTGTTTCGATAAAATTCGTAAACTATTCATTTCTTCTTAATAACTTTTAATGCTGTCGTTTTTTTAACTGTGTTACGATCACCCAATTTCATATTACCGTGTCTAGGATTAAACATCTTTTTGTGGGTTTGCCAATATTGAGGTGCACCCACTTTAAAATTCTTACGAAGTGTTGCTTTATACCAAAAAACACAATCTTCTATTCTATTACTCTTAGACGTATTATCTAAAACTAAACACTCGTAGTTTTCTGTACACGAATCCATGACTTTATTAAACATTTCAAACGTTGGAAAAATACCAAAGAATGATTTATACAATTTCTCTCGATTTTGAATTATATTTTCACGCAGTATAAAAATGTAATCAACATTTGCTCTGAGAGCTGGAGGAAGATCCATACAATATTGCATGGTTAACATGAAAAATATCTTCCAGTGACGACCATTCATAAAACATTGTCTGATACAGGTATCTTTCATGAATTTGGAATCATACATACAATCATCTAAAAGAAGAAATGCACCACAGTTTGACTTACCGGCACCAACAAGCTTTTTCTGTCTATCCATAACGCGTTCGATAGCTTCTCTATCGTAATCACCGTATATGAAAAGATCGGGTATATATTGTTGATAATAATGATTACCTTCCTCTGTAGCAGATAAAACTATTCCTGCTGGTAAATGCTTTTTGTGATACAAAATATCAGTTACGAGTGTAGATTTACCAGTATTACGTTTACCTATAAAAACACATACTTTATCATCAGCCATGCTTTCAGGTCTGAACTTTCTCAATTGAAGATTCATCTATCATAACGCCTCGTTTTAATTTATAAAATTTTACTCACATAAAGTAAGAATGGCTGGT